CTACCTTGTTCTGACCAAACAACTTGATCAGCTGACATAGCTTCTTCCGCCCCTACTTGTCCTAAGAATCCTGAAATTGTACGTTTTCCATAAACTTCAGCTTCTTTTTCCATCAAGTCTGGAAGGTATTGCTGTGCCCATCCATTATTTTGGATGTCTAAATAATTATCCGACGTTATTTGCTGCACTGGAGCAGCTTGAAACGACGTTCTTGCAGTAATTGCCATTTTTTTGTAATTTTAAATTGTTATTAATTTTTAAGTTTAAATTTGAAATCATTAGAATTATTACCAAGTACTCTTACTTTAACACCACCAGCGTCAATCTCACCACTATGCTGTTGTCGTGGATCCATACTAATGTTTTTAGATTTAGCTACGCTGTTTTTTAAAGCGTCAGCCTTACCTTGTTCGTAAAAATGACTAGCAATTTTATCAGCATTCATAGCAGTGTACATCGATTTGTGATAACCTTTAGCATCTTCCATTTCATTTTTTTTGTTCAAAAACTTTTTGACAAAATTATTAATGTCGCTTTGCGTATCTTTTACCGTGTTTGAGTCTTTAACGTTAAACCTGAATTTCTTATCTCCCACATTATATTCAAAACCTTTGAATTCTTTGTTAAATAATTTATTAGTTTTATTTAAAAACGTTTTGTGTTGCTTTTCTGCTACTTCTTGCTGCTCTTTTGATTCCTTGTTGTATCTATTGAAGAAATCAACCGCTTTCTGTTGCTCATCAGTGAGCTTAGAACCGTACTTAATATCTTCGTAATATTTGGACTTTGCACCGTCCAGGTGTTGCCTTGCCTGAGCAACTTGCTCCTTCATGGCTAATTTTTTTCTTTTAATATCTCTATCTTCATCTATTTCTTCGTCATAAGAAAAATAGTCTTCCATCATAAAATCTATTTCTTCGTTATCTAGATGAGGTTTTGTTTGTTTGTAGTATTCTTTAAGTAAAGTGTGATTATCTAGTTTACTGTAATCTTGATTTAACTTAACGTAATCTTCTAAATCACCACCCGTTTCCTCCATAAACTCCATTAACTTTTGAATATTTTCAGGAAGTTCTTTTCCCGTAGCCTCAGCTTCTGCAACTGCTTCTTCTACTTGTTCTGTTAGTTCTTCAGTCTCTTCTTTAACTTCTTCTTCGGTTATTTCCTCTAAAGTTGGAGTTTCTTGTGTTTCTGCTTCCGGTTGTACTTCTTCTTGTTTTTCTGAGGCATCGGTATCTTCAGCGAGTTCAACCACTCCTCCGTCGTCAACAACGTCTTCTTTAATTTCTTCATTTTCTTTTGGTGTTGGTGGTTTACTTAAATCTACTTTTACAACGTTATTGTCTTCAGTATTCTTTAAATCTACTTTAGTTATGTTGTCTACTTTTTCTACAACTTCTTCAGTTGTTTCTTTTTTCTTTTTTGCCATAATATAATATAATAATAATTAATAATTTGTTACTGTGGTCCGAACATAGACATATCAGCAGGACCTCTACCGCCTAGTATATCATTACCTGATGATTCAAACTTTTTAGCTGGTTGGTTACCTTTTCTTTGTTCTATTAATTCGGACTGTTGACTAGCTTGTATTCTAGTTCTTTCGTCTTTACGATCTTCTTTTTCTTTTTCTTTTCCTTTAGCAGTTTCTACTTCCATACCTTTTAACTGCATGTTGTACTCAAACTCTAATGCCATTAACTGTTGTTTAGCTTGTACTTCTTGTTGCATTTTCTGTGCTTCAAGCTGCGCTTTTAATTGTTCTAATTGAGCGTCTGACTGCGCTAACGCTTGTTGTTTTTGAACCTCCATCTGCGCAGCGGCTTGTTGCGCTTCCATGTTAGCTTGAGCCTGGGCTTGTATATTTTGCTGTTGTATCATTTGATCTTGCTCTGCCTTCTTTTTTCTACGTAACTTCAAAACTTGATTAGCTAATTTAACGTTATTTATTTGTCTAACATCTATAGCATCTTCTAAGTTTATACCTTGTTGTTGTAATGAAACTTGTATATTGTTTTCTAACATCATTTTTTCTTCTTCATCTGGCATTAACTCTATAAATATACCAAAATCATACAAATGTAACTCTGACATTTCTTCTAACGTAGCTACATTGTGAACTCCTATTTGTTGTATAAAAGCATCTTTTGTTGGTGAATACTCTATAATATCAGATATTCTTAAAGACAAACATTCTGCCACGCTAGACGTTAAAAATAATCCAGCGTTTAATATATGTCTTGTGGCTGTATTTGAATTTGCCGCAGCCATTTTTTGAACGCCAACTAAAGCTTTAGCATCTGGAGTACTACCATCTCTAGCTTCGTTTAATCCGGTTACGTCTCTAATCATTTGTAAGTAATAATTATAGTTACCTATAAGCGCTTGCATTTTATTACCACCACTACCACTTGTTATTTCTTGAATAGGTACTTTACCAGGATTCATATCGCCTTCAGAAGTAAAACTTCGCCCAATAACACTACCAGTTTGAAAAAACATATTTAACGCTTCTTGTGGACTGTAGTTTGTTCCATTACCTAAATCTATTTCAGCAAGTCCATCAGCGTCAAGATACACGCCATCTGGTACCATACGCGACATTACTTGCTGTAATTTTAAGTGTGTCAATTGTATCATGTCAGCAAAACCTGTTATTCTACCAACTAATGAATCTATTTTACCTTTATACATTCTAGGTGCTACTATAGAATAATTCATTTTTACTTTAGTGAAATCACTTTTAGGACGCATCATGTTTTTTGCCATTTCCCATTTAAGTAACTTTTCCGTACCAAGAACCATAGCTCCTTCGTAAAGACACTCTATAGACCTGTGTAACCTTTCGTACCCACCTTCTTTATCAGCAGGTGGATTAAATGTATCATCTTTTTCTATAGCTTTATCTGCTCCAGATCCAGTTTCTTTCATTTTATAAACTTCATTCATATAACTTTTAAAGTTAAAATAAAGTATTTGAATAGAGTTATTGTCTATTTCTCTAGATGTATTACCACCATGATGATAGTTATTAGTATATGTAGATTTATTTTGAACTATTTCCTCTAAATCTTCGTGAGTTAAATGTGGGAATTGCTTAGCTAATTCATTTACCGGAATTGTTTTAACTTCTCCTACATAATATATATCGTCAAAGTAAGGAGATTCAGTATAAGAATACACTAAATCAGCAGGATCTACATAATCAATCACAACTCCCTCAGAAGTATTAAATGCTGTTTTAACAGCTCCAATACCTAAAACAGTTAAATCTCTATAAAATCTTTTTTTAATTAACTCGTAGTTACTACCTTCCATTAAAACATTTATAGCTTGTTCTTCTGCTATCTCAACAGATTGCTTGTAAGTTAACTGCATGTGAAGATCTAACTCTTCTTGAGATTCCGGTAAAGTTTGTGGGTCATTTTCGTATAAGTTAACTCCAAAGGCTTCTGCAGCAAAATCATTCATTTCTTGCGTTTGCATATCACCAAGTATAGATTCCATATACTCTGTTCTTTTTGCTACGCCATAAGGATCTTGTGAATAAGCTTTAATATCATACATTCTTTCTGCAATACCATTAACAACAATATCCACAAATTTAGGTATAATTGGAACTGGTGTCCAGTCTAAATTAAGGTATGACAAATCACCGTTTATAGATAATTCATCTTTGTATTTTTTTATTGATTGATTTCCACTAGCGTATAATCTTAAGTTGTGAAAATTATTTTGATTAGTTGAGTATCTATTGTAACCACGATCTTTATTAAACCATTCTGATTCAACAGCTTTAGCTACTTTTAATCCATAGTCGTAACTAAGCTTCTCAGCGTCACTTACAACTTGACTAGGAAAATAATTATTTATAACAGACTCTGCCATATTTTACTTTATTATTTTAGATGCGTTTCCAGTATTAGTATACTTCGCAATATTTATGTTTAATTTTTGCTTCTCAACTTTAGCATTAGGTCTATACAAGTTTCTATTGCAAGCCATAATAGCTAATCCAGAACTGATAGATGCGTCAAATTTAGTTCTTTTTGTTATATCAAATCTACTCCAATCATTTAAAGTTTCGTTAAAATATATGTTTCCATAATTTCCATCACCTAAATGACCTACGTGACCTTGTATATACATTTCAATAGCGGCCGCGTGAGCTTGTTTAATATCTTCACTTGAGTTAGGTATTCCACCTATTTCTTTTTCTGTTACAGATAATTTGTTCCATAGTTTATCTGGTCTATTCATTGAGTAACCTCTATATCCTCTTCTTCTTAAATGGTATAATAACCTAGGTTTATTGTTTTCTGCTAATATAGGCATTCCATAAAACACTAAGGCCATCAATACGTCTTCAAAAAATATCTCAGCTGTTTGTGGTCTAGCTACATATTCTAAAAACATATGATTAGGTGGGCAATCTTCCATTGAAAACTTAGTTAATCCGTGTAAAGCTCCATTAGATCCTTTACCATCAACAGTTCCTGATATATCGTAACTATCACAACCAAAAGCTCCCATGTGTTCGTTTGCAGGATATTTTACATTGTTTTTCATTATTATCTTATTCTGCATGTGACTTGGTGGAAACCAACTTACTTTGAATCTACCTTTTGGATCTGGATAAAATATAACTTGTGTGTCTTTTATACCGTTTACCCATTGAAAATTACCAATTGATAAAATCGCTGAGTTACCTATGCCTTCGTTGTAATCTATCTGTTCGTATATTTTAACTAAGTTAAATATAGAATTTTTAGACTCATCTCTAAACGCATGTTCTGTAGTTCTTGGAAATTGTCTATAGAATTCGTTTAACCCATCTTGATCAGATTTTAATCCTTCTACTTCATTGTTCCAATGCTCTATTATACCTATGTCTATTAATTCGCCATCTGGTCCGAGCACGTCATGATCAGGATTATCGAAGACTGGATTTCCGTATTCGTCAATAAATCCTTCATAGTTCCATTCCATTGGGATAAACAAAGAATATAAGCCAGACTTTGTTTGGCCATTTCTATTTCTTTGTGTGACATCTGATGCGTTGTATAATTTTTTAAAATTGTCTCCACCTTTATCTAGTGCGTTTGAAGTTGAGCCCATCATACATTTACCAACTATTCTACTACCTAATCGTAAACATGTTTTTGTAACTCTCCAGTTATTTAATATATTATCAGGTCTTTCCCATTTACCACTTTCGTCATGTACCAGTAGATTTAATTTCTCTCCATCGTAGCTATTATCTCCAGTGTTTTTCCAATCAATAGTTGTATCTAATCCTTTTATGTCTTCAAGTTGTTCGTTCTCCGTGATTTTTTTTCTCGTAAACTTACTCGCAGGAACTCGATAAGCAAGCTCGGATTTTGGACGATCCATTCCGTCTTGTATAGGTTTAAAAAAGAACGGATAGTTAATTGATATAGGAACAACCTTATCTGTAAACATTTTCTTTGCATCTGAACCTGATTTTGATAGTATACCATATCTACTATCACTTGATATAGTTGCTAAGTTAACTGTTTCTGCGCTTGACATAAAAGAAAATCCAGATCTACGGTTTTTAAGGTAACACATACCGTAACATCTTTTATCTGCTTTACAAGCCTCCCAGAATATATAAAACAATCTGTTTGCTTCTCTAAAGTCTGGAGCTCCAACGTCAATCTTACTCCATTGTAAATACATATAGTGCGTACCAGTTATCCAGGTTGGTTTACCATTGTTTATGAACCAAAAGCCCTCTTCTCTTCGTTTGAACTCTTCGTCTATATAATCGTACCATTTTTCTTTACTGTCTTCCGGATAACTCCTCCAATCGAATATGTTCTTAATACGTTCTAACTCCTTGGGATACTCTTGTTTCACCCACTTGTTTTTCTCGTGCTTATATACTTCTTTAGGTGGTTTCGGTAGCGCTATAATTAAATCTTGTATTTCTATAATTTCACCAATAACTCCATTGTGAGACAATACAATTAAATCGTGTTCTTTGTTGTAACCGTACTTCCACTTTTTACCTCTGTTCATTCTGGTAATAGTAGTCTTTTTTATAGGCTCAACTGTGTTAACTAAACTTTGCTTGTACATTACTTAGATCTACCTTCTGCGAATCCTTTAAAGACTTTTTTCTCTGCCTCTTCAGGTGCTTTGCCCTCAAGCAAGTTTTCTTCTTCTTGGATTCTTGTAAGTATTTCAAATGCGTCAAATATAGCTAGTTTTTTAGTAGCTGCGGCATTTTTTAATCTATCTGCTGATATATCGTCGTCTGAATCTACGATTGGTTCTTTAGCTACTTTAATCAGCTCTTCAACTGCTTTCTGCCCAGCTTGGATTATATTCTTCTTCGTTTCCTTGGTATTCATATTTAATTGTAATAAATTGCGTCATAACTCTATACAGGCGTTTGCCATCGATTATAAACTCGTATGTTGAAAACGGTGTAAAGCCTATTAAATCTCCTTTGCTATACACACCATCCGTATGCTTAACAATACCTATACAAGATTCTTCTTCATCAACACCAAATCGAGTTCTATCTTTAATTGGTTGTACAAAACAATATCCTTCAGGAGCTTTCCACTCACCGTTTCTTTTGTATAAAAAAACTTGATCTTGTTTTACAAAATAAGTATTTTCATCAAAATAACTTCTACTATTTTTTTCATTACCTCTAACATCATGCCACCTTCTAAATATGTTATGATGCGTTATAATAGTATCTCCAGGTTTTATTTCTGTTTTAAAAGCTGTAGGAACTGATTTAACAATAGCCTCTCTATTTACAAATTGGTGGTTATAAACCTCAGTGTTAATTATAAGGTCTTTATCACCAACTTTTGTAGTGTTGTTATATCTATTTCCTTTTGGCTCTATAACAAAGTCAAAAGGTGCTTTCATTATTTATATGGTTTTCCTTTATTTGGATTACGCTTACCTTTAATATTATATTTTCCTTGTTTATCATGGGATTCTACTTCTCCAGTCTTAGTATTCCAATTGTATTCTGTTTTTCCGTCACCTTTTTTTCTAAGAGCTCTCATCAACTCGGCGTCAGACATCTTATACATGTTATCTTTAATGAACTTTTTTATTTCTGCTTGTTTCTTTTTATCGTCCATTTTTGGAAATGGAGAACCCTTCATTTTAAATGCCATAATTTTAATATTCTAAGTT